ACCACTAGTAAAAGCACCTTTAATATCATTAGAGCCTTCAAGTCCTCCACCAAATACAGCTTCTTCTAAAGAATCAAATTGCTGTTCATTAGTATTTTCTTGAGGGGTATCCGTTTGTATATTATCTTGTGTCATTATTTCTTTCTCCTTTTAGTTGCCATCTTTCCACCTGAAGAGGGTGAACTAAGTTTGCTTGTCGCATCTTTAATCTGCGTTTTTATAGTGGATAAGCTATCATCAAGTCGTTTTTCATAAAGGGTACCTGCAGATTTTGCTTTATTACTAACCTGGTCTAGGTCTCCTTTAAACTTCTCAACTTCAACTTTCTTTCTTAAATTTACAGCTTCACGGTCTCTTGTTTGTAAATCTCCCTTAAGCTGTTTAATTTGCTCTCCTGCTTGTTCTAACTGTCCTTGCAGTTTAGCTATAATATCAGTTCTTTCCATAACACCTTCCATATCGAATACTTCGGTCTTTTTAAGAACTTCCTGTCTATCTATAATACCTTTTTGATATGCATCCATATAAAACTCAAGTTCAGCATATCTATTGCTAGGCATAGTAGAACCTGATACTACTATAACATCATATTTTCCTATAGTAATATCATTCATAACTTTAATTTCTCCTGATTTGTCATCAATTAATTTCTTATTAACAACATATTCGTTAATTGAATTATTAGGTTGTACTACCCTAAAAATCTTTTCACTTGTGTATAATTGCTGAATCAAAGGTATAGCTACTTGTCCAACTCTAGTTAATGAGTATTCTATATCAGCTAACTTTGATTTCATTTTTCTTTGACCAAATTCATCTATACTAATAGTAGCTTTATATGTTTGAGGAGCTGCTTGTGAATTTCCCATCATCATTTCATATAAACCTAATGCATGGTCAATATCTGATTTAGCAGCAGTCTCATTTTGATATAGCTCATTAGGAAGAGGAGTTGGTTGTACAGGCATAGGAGCACCATCAGTCGGGTCATAAGGAATAGCCACTCCTGGCTGTGCCCATTTTTCTTCAAAGTCTTTCATATCAACACTACCTTCAGGTACAAGTATTTTAGTATTTGTACTTGTTGTAGCATGTGCAATTATCAAAGAGCGTGTCTTATTTATATATTCCTGTAATCCCTTAACCATTCTAACGTCTGACATTGGATAAGGAGTCCTTGTATGAACATTCATAATAGGAATTATAGGATATTTATCAATAGGTAAAATTCTTGAATATAACTTTTTATCCCCAACTATAACACATTGTTGAACTTTTTTACTTGTTATTTTAACAATATCTACCATCTTCTGATTGATTAAATGTTCAAACGTAACTTGTTCATATTCAATTTGAGGCACTTCTTCCTCAACTATTTGTTCAGCTTGCTTTTCTTCATAACCAGCGTATAGCAATTCCTCACCTTTTTTTAATATAGCTTGCTGTCTTTGTATCATCAGCTGTTCATATAATTTAGAAGCTTGAGCTTCATCTACAATTATCTGTCCCTGTATAAACCAAGCAGGTCTTTGTAAATACTCTTCGTAAGAATCTTCTGGAAGAAGTTCTTCTTTTCCAGAGAATTTTTCAAAAGTTCTATATTCATTTACGTCTACCTTATAATATCTTTCATATCCTCTGATATATTCTTGATTGTTTACTCTGCCAACATCTTCAGGAAAAGTAACTTCCCCACCATCTTCTCTTCCTGTAGCAGGAGCATTAAAATCAACTCTATTACCAGAATCATCTTGAGCATTTTCAATAGCTTTAGAATACATAGGCCACATTTGTTTAGCCTGGTCCTTAGTAAAAAGTTTAGATATAATTATATTTTCCGCATCGTCAAAAAGCTTATGTCGACTATTTGGGTCGACATATACATCTAATGGGTCTACGTCGTGAAAGCATACTTCACCTTTACCCATATCCATCATAGGGTCTTGATATACATGAATATATCCTACTCCCATTACATAATAATCATCCACAGCTTGACGTATAACACTTCTGCCGTCTGATATGTCATACATATAAGTAAGTAAAGCACTCATTACATTAGCTACTTTATTATCAGAATCTTCCCTTGGAGCTGCCCTAAAAGAAGGTCTATTGGCAGTTAACATAGCTTTAGCTGATTCAACAGCAGGATGAATTCTATTAATAACTATAGGAGCTTGACCTCTATTCTCTAGAGTTTCTCTTTGAGAAGAAGTCCATTGTTTCCCTAGTCTGAATTCTTTATCTTCTTTTGCTTGTTGAGCCCAATTGTCCCGTTTGCTGGAATATTTATCAAATAAATCTAAAGTTTCGTCAACGATGTCTTTTTTTGTGTTATCCATCACATTAATTTACGCATTACATTGTCATCCAATCAAGGCTTTTATTATCTTTCTTCCAATCGTCCTCTGGTAAAACTTCAAAATCAATTACTCTACAAGGCTTTGCTCCATCTAAAGCAGTCCATATAGCATCCATAATATCATCATTTCTTCCTTTAGGATAAGATAAAAACTCTTGTTGAGCTTTAATATCATCTGGTCTAAAATAAAACGTCCCCTTCGCGAAGAGGGGAACTAAGGATAATAATCTTTCAGATTTGCTATTTCTAGGTTTAACTCCTGCTTCAAGCCCTGGTATATAAATACTTTCTTCTCTCATAATTTCTCTTACAGCAGTTCTTAAAGCTTCTTGATAACCTACAGTCTCTACCTTTACTCTTCTAGGTTTAAACTTTTTATAGGTATCTATAATCTTTTGAGGTTGTTTTGCTGGAGATATCCTATCTCTAAACACATCTACAACATACTTATTATTATCGGAATCGATTGCAATAGTAGCAATAACAAAATAGTCAGCCCTAGCAGACAAAGAACTTGCAGGGTCAACTCCAGTATATAATTCAACAGCCTTAATCTTCTCATTCTCTAAGCCTTTATTTTTAATTAAACAATTCTGACCTTGCATTCTTTCATAGTCATAATGATGTATTTTAATCCAATCAGGTTGAAATGGAGCATCATCAGGAGATTGGGCTATATTCATGTATTCTTGATAGAATCCATTTATATTCCCTACGGATGAAAATTCATCCTTAATGGCCAATATCCTGTCTTTTGGAAATCTTTCAGGCCAAATGCTTTTTTCATCTTCGTCCCAGATAGCAAACCAAAGTACATTCCATGCAGAGGAACTCTTAGCCCAGCAAAGAAAGCAATCTTCTGATATTACCGTTCCAATCATTGCTATTCTACCTTCATCTGATAATGATGGTATTACAGCTTCAGTCATCCATTTTCGATTCTTAGCCCTGGCATCAGGAGTATATGCATTTAATTCTGATTCAAAGTCATCTACTATAATAAGATTAGGTCTTGTGTCTCCTTCAATAAAACCCCTAACTCTTTGCCCTGTACCCACAGCTATTATTCTAGTGCCATTAGCAAGGACTATATCTGTATGAGTCCATCTTCTAGCCGTATTAGGTCCCATATCACCAAATATATCTCTAAACTTATCACTATGAGTCAAATGATACTTGATACGAGATAGGAAATTAATAGACTGTGCTTGTGATTCTGATATAATAACTATAAATAAATCTTCATCGCTTCTTTTAAAAGCTGCTTTCCATAAAGGAAATATAAGTGTAGTAACTGTAGACTTAGCTGTTCCTCTTGGAGCGGCTATTAAAACCCTACGCTTTTCATCATTTGATAGATTTGCATATACTTCGTTATGAAAAGGGGGTGTAGCTTTCTTAAGAGCTGTAGGAAAGCAATGTTTACCAAACAAAGCCATGTTATTACGTAGCTTTTTAAGAGCTTGAAGTTGTTCATATTGTTCTTCGTAATCCATTATGTTAAGAACATTAAAAGAACTGTTCTTCCCTTAGTTGATTTCTCTACCATATGCCATTCATTATTAGAATGAACTAAAGCATTTAAATAATGTTCATCTTGAGTATATTCTTTATCAGGGTTTTTATATTTAAACAAACCTTCTTTAGACCTTTTTAACAAAATACTTACTCCTGTGTTACACCATTTCATATGTCCATTTGTTCCTATGTCAGTATGCCAATCATGTCCATTGGTATCCTGTTCTACCACAGCATAACTAGGAAGACTAGGATTTGATTTTCCTAATTTAACTAAAATATCTTTTATTATAGGATTATTAAAGTCTTGCTTACCAGAATTAAGCTTTTCTGCTTCTTTCTTAGTAATAATATCTTTAATAAAATCTCTTATTCTTCCTCCTTGTAATCCAATCTAATATATTTCTTCTTCTTTCACAGGACTACCAGCTCTATAATTAGAACCTTTTTTGCCATATTTAGCATCAAATGCAGCATTTCTTGCTTCTCCAGGAGTTCCCCATTTATTCCCTGGATTAGGAAGCATATCAAAAAGTTTACCTTTAATCCTGCCTCTTAATGTATCCTGAGGAAACATATCTGCTCCTGTTTTCTTATGACGCTCCATAGCTTGTGCAACTAATATTTGTTGTTCTGGTGTAAGTTCTTCCATTATTCCTTCTCCTCAGTAGTAGTTCTAGTAGCAATAAGCTTTTCTTCTTCTTCTCTAAGCTCATCTATGAGTTTAACGTTGCTTGTTGCTTCTAGAGACTCGGTTGTTTTAATAAGATGCTTCTCTTTCATACCATGCATATCCTGTAGATTGTCTACAGCACGCATTAAATTGGTAACATCTCCTTTATCTTTGGCTTTTTTAATAGTTTCTTCAAGTAATTCCAAGGTATAAGCCTCAGTCATGCCATGTTCTTGAAGTAACTTCTGTAATTCATCTCTTACCATATTCTTGAAATTCTCCTTTTTCATTCTATGTTTCCAAGTTTTCCTCTTATTTAAGGTTGGATTATCAAATACGTGGTCTATTGCCTTATCATAGTTCATAGTCTGAGCATATACCATTGCCAAGTTTCTCATAGTTTGACCATTACTTAGGACTTCCCAGTGTGTTTTCCCTGATATAGTGTTGTTAGACCTTCTACCAGAAGCTGTAAGCTTAGTGCTAGTATACCTAGGGTTATAAAAAGTATAACCAAAGGGAAAGCGAACATAAACACTAGTAGGCTTATAGATGGATTTTGATATAACCTTGGCAACGTATTTGTCATCTGATACCCCGTACTCTCCTTCATTTGCATCTCTCCAATATTTATAGTTTATATCCTTGTCTTTTGCTTCTTTTTCATTGAAAATTGTATAAGTGGTAGGAGATGGGTCTCCTTTGTGATGTATATCAATAGTATACATTAATAACTAAAAGCATCATTTACTTTATTATAATTAGCCATTGTATCATCTACAGGCTGATTACTATAAGGCATTAGTTTTTCTACCCTAGTTTTAGTAGCTTCATCTGGGTCAGTATGATGAAACTTATAATAAGCGTCTTGTCGAGCCTTTTCATCTCCTCCGCCTATCTGTCTCATAAAATCATCAGAACCTGTTTGTGCAAACATGTTACCTAAAAACATTGAATCAGCTTGTTCATCTGACCATTCCTGTGGA